ATGTACAGAATTGAACGAAAGCAATTTTTTGTTATAATTCCTAGCAAAATGAATTATTAATTTTATATATTTGTTTGTAATGCTAGAAGAACTTTGTAAAAGAGATAAAGATTGGCGAAGAATGGCTTTTCATATTTGTAAGAGCAAAGATATTGCAGACGATATTGTACAGGATATGTATATTAAATTCTCGAATTATAATAAATCGCTAAATGAGTACTATGTTTTCTTTGCTTTAAAATCTATATTTTTAGACTACTTAAGAAAAGAAAAAACAAAAGTAGAACTTAATGAAAATTTATGTAACTTTGATGAATATGATTTTGAACAAGACAAAATAAAAGAATTAGCACTTGAAAAAGTAAAACAGTTGCCATACTTTGAAAAAGAATTATTAACAGTTACACAAGAAATAAGTCAAAGACAATTAGCAAGAGAGACAGATATTTCTTTTATCGTTATTAATCAAACAATTAAGAAAACAAAACAACAATTATGGCAAGACCTAAAAAAATTAAAGGAATAGGAGACGTAATAGCAGCAGGAACATCAGCATTAGGAATAGAGCCTTGTGAGGGTTGCAATAAACGTAAAGAAAAACTTAATCAATTATTTCCATTTGGTATTGAGGAATTTACCGATATAGATGAAAAATACTTAGGCACGTTTTTTGAAAGCAATAAAGAAACATTAGATTCAAAAGACCAAAAGCAAATATTAGATATTTATTTTAGAGTGTTTAGAGTCAAACCGTTTAACCCTTGCATTAATTGTTCAGGAGTATGGAAATCTATTGTTAATAAATTGAAAAAAGCTTATGAAAACTAAAATACTATTGCTATTTATTTTAATTTTTTCGCTTGGTGCAAGTTGTGAAACAGAAGATACAACTACAAACGAATGTAACTGCGAGAAAGTATATTATACTTATAAAGTTAGGTTAGACGGAGTGCAAGCTACGTGGTACTATCAAAAAGATTATGCAGAGCCTATTCCATGTACTAATGAAACAGGCAAGTATATACAAACAGATAGTAATAAATATTATAGAATTGAATGCAAGTAGTAAAAATATCAGAGGTTAAACTTAATCCTAACAATCCTCGTTTAATTAAAGACGATAAGTTTAAAAAGTTGGTACAGTCAATTAAAGACTTTCCAGAAATGCTTAACATCCGACCAATAGTAGTTAATCAAGATATGGTTATACTCGGTGGAAATATGCGTTATAAAGCATGCAAAGAAGCTGGATTAAAAGAAATACCTATTATTATTGCAGACTTAACAGAAGACCAACAAAGAGAGTTTTTAATTAAAGACAACGTAAGCGGCGGAGAGTGGGACTGGGAAATATTAGCAAATGAATGGGATAGTGAGCAGTTGGAAGATTGGGGGTTGGATGTTCCTATCTTTGAAGTTGATGAAGTATTAGAAGCAACCGAAGATGACTTTGATGCAACACCACCAGAAGAGCCGATTACTGTTTTAGGTGACCTTTACGAGATTGGAGAGCATAGGTTGCTGTGTGGTGATAGTACTTGTTCAGATACGGTTGCAAAGTTGATGAATGGGGAGAAAGCGGATATGGTATTTACTGACCCACCTTACTTAATGGATTTTACAGGAGGTATTCACGCAGATGGGAGTAAAAGTTTTAATTCTACTCATGGAGGAATAAAGAACGATAAAATGTCAAAAGAAGATGGCGATGACTTTTTAGACGCTATAAATGCAAATATTCAATTATTTACTAAAGGTGCTTTTTATATCTGTTTTTATAGATTAAAATTAGGAGAGTATTTCCAAAGTTTAAAAAGAACAGGTTTAGAAGTAAGAGCATTAATCACTTGGAATAAAGGAAATCATACTTTAAGTAATTCTGACTATATGTCTAAATGTGAGCATATATTCTATGGATGGGTAGATGAGCATAATTTCTACGGAGGCAATAACGGAATGGATGTTTGGGATATACCAAGAACACAAAAAAATGAACTACATCCAACAATGAAACCTATTCCTTTATGTGAAAAAGCTATAAACGATGCAAGTAAAGTAAACGATTTAGTGTTTGATTTATTCTTAGGCTCTGGCTCAACAATGGTAGCATCGCACCAATTAAAACGCAAATGCTACGGAATGGAACTCGACACTAAATACTGCGATGTAATAGTAAAGCGAATGATAAAACTTGATGATACTTTAACCGTTAAAAGAAACGGAGTTGATTGTACTAACGAATTTAAAGCGTAATGGCATACGATAGATTAAAGATATTTGAACAAGCAAAGGAAATGATAGTCAAACATAAATTATTTTTTGTGGATGATATTGTTGCTTTTTTGCCTTGTTCAAACTCTACTTTTTATGATTTCTTCCCTGCTAATTCGGAAGAATTGGATGAGCTAAAAGAATTACTTAATCAAAACCGCACCACTTTAAAAGTTTCAATGCGTTCAAAATGGTACACTTCAAACGCTCCAGCTTTGCAAATGGCATTAATGAAATTGATTGCAACACCTGAAGAGTTAAGGAAGTTGAGTATGCAGTTTGTTGAAAGTGAGAATACAAACAAAAATCAAAACTTTGATATAAGTAAGATTTATGATAAAGAAGCATCCGTGTCATTGGAATAGTTTAGGAAATAAAACAAGATACTTTATAATAACAGGAGGTAGAGGCAGTGGAAAATCTTTTGAGGTTTGTAGATTTACAAGCCTTTTGTCGTTTGAGGAAGGACATAGAATATTATTTACTCGTCAAACAATGACAAGCGCACATTTATCAATCATTCCAGAATTTAAACAAAAGATTGATTTATTAGAAATTAACAATTCTTTTGAAGTGTTAAAGTCTGAAATTATAAATAAAAATAGTGGTAGTGAAATAATATTCAGAGGGATTAAAACCTCATCAGGCGACCAAACTGCAAATCTTAAATCTTTACAAGGTATTACAACGTGGATATTGGATGAAGCGGAAGAGTTGACCGATGAAATGCAATTTGATAAAATCAATTTATCAATTAGGCAAAAAGGAAAACAAAATAGGGTAATACTAATTCTAAACCCAGCCACAAAAGAACATTGGATTTACAAACGGTTCTTTGAAGAGCGTGGAATACAGGAAGGGTTTAATGGAATTAATGAAGATGTAACTTACATTCATACAACTTATTTAGATAACGTAGAAAATTTAGACGAATCATTTTTAAATGAAGTTAGACGAATTGAAATAACAAATCCAAATAAATACAAGCATCAAATTTTAGGCGGGTGGCTAAATAAAGCGGAGGGTGTTATATTTAGTAATTGGAGGATAGGTAAATTCGAGGAACATTCTAAAATTATATTTGGACAAGATTATGGGTTTAGTGTTGACCCTACTACGTTAGATAAATGTAGTATTGATAAAAAAAATAAAAGGATTTATGTAAAAGAATGTTTACACTCATTAGGACTTACAACTTCACAAATAGTATTAGAAAATAAAAGGTATGCGGAAAAAAATTTAATAGTTGCAGATAGCGCAGAGCCTCGTTTAATTCAAGAATTAAAAATACAAGGTTGCAATATTAAAGGAATACAAAAACCAAAAATAATAGATAGGATTGCTTTGCTTCAAGATTGGGAAATAATAGTTGACCCTGAAAGTATAAATATAATTAAAGAATTAAATAACTACGTTTGGCACGATAAAAAAAGTCAAACACCTATAGACGACTATAATCATCATCTTGACCCTATAGGATATGTTATTTGGGATTTTATAGTAGTAGGTGCAAAATCCGCTTCCGACTTCCGATAAAAACAAAACGCTTTTTTTACGTTATAGTAGTATGGAAATATCAATACCAACTACATTAAACGAAATTCCACTTTCAAACTTTGTAAAGTGGGAGCAGTCAGATAAATCAGAAATTGATTTAATAGAGATATTTTGCAACATTCCTGATGCAAAACAAATACCTATTTCTGAATACAAAGAAATAGTATTACTACTTAGCGATGTACTTAATTCAACTCCAGTCTTTCATCAAACTTTTAAATACAAAGATATTGATTTCGGATTTATTCCTAAACTCGATAGTATATCAGGTGGTGAGTTTATTGATTTAGAAAACTACATGAAAGAGCCTGATACATGGCATAAGGCATTATGTATTTTATATCGACCAATAATAACACGCAAAAAGAATTGGTTTGATAAAGACAAACATGATTTGTACGACATCGAGCCTTATACAGAATCACATGATTTTTTTATTGATGCACCAGCAGAATATTATTTAGGAGCAACGGTTTTTTTTTACAATTTAGGGAACGACTTATTAAACGCCATGACGGACTATTCACAGAAAATTTTGAAGAGACAAGCCAAGTTGAACAAAACTTCAATAAAAAATGGAA